CGATCATGCTGATGATTGGTGGGCTATACCACTTATTCAAGGAGGTGAAGCAGTACCACCTTTAAGAAATCCATGGCAACATGCAACAGCAAGTTTAAAAGAAATTCCTGGAGTATTTCAATCAATCGTAAATTTTATAAAACCAAATGGTGGATTGCCAATGCATCATGACTTTGGTAGTTGGCAAAGAATAGAAGAAGCATTAGGTTATCCAGTAAAAGGATATACAATAGCTATTGGTATTGATATGCCATCAAACGATCCGAATATTTGTGGTATGGAATTTGAAAATGATACTTTTCCAAGAACTTATGGAAATAAGGAAATAGTAGCATTTAATGGACGTGACTTTATGCATAAAGTATGGAATAAAACAGGAAATTGGCGTGTTTCTTGTGTAATTGATACTGATATAAAGGATTGGAACAATTAAATCCCTTTACATACAATAAAAAATATAGTATAATATAATCTATGTGGCTTGGAAATCCTACATCTTATTCAAATTATAGTGCTTTAAGTGCTATGATGATTGCTTTAATGAGCGACTATGCTGAATGGCGTGGTAAAAGAACATTCGAGGATACAGTGAATGCTGATGATCGTTATTCTATGCCTATTAATAATAGAGGTGGGTTTAAAGCATTACCACTAATTGATGCTCGTAAAATAAACGAACAATTAGAAGACAGATATCTTTGGAAACGCACTACTACTCAATTTTATAATATTCCTGGAGCAATAGATTTGTGTGTCAATATGATACGTCCAGGAAAAATGTTGCCAGTACATCACGATGGTTATGTTTGGGATTGGATACGTCAAAGTATGGGCGACCCTACACTTGAAGGATATACTGTAAGTTTTGGTATTGATATACCTGAACCTGAAAAACAAGCATTATTATTTGATAATGAAAAGAAAATTTGGAAGACAGGTGAGTTTGTAGCATTTAATGGACATGACATTCAACACAGTTTAAAAAATGAAGCAACAAACCCAGAGCATTGGCGAGTGACGGCTGTAATGGAAATTGATAAAAAATATTTTAATTTATGAGTTTAGATAACGATCAATTACAACAAGAAATTTACGATGATATATTTAAGAATGCTATGGATCTTATAGTTAAACATTCAAACAATTCAGAAGTTAATCAATTAGTTTCAAGTACGATGCTCGCAATAGCTATTCGTTTTTATAAATCAGCTCTAACTGATTTAGATTTTCAAAAATTTTTAAATTCAATTGCAGAGGTTGGACAACAAGCAAGACCATTTGGTGTTGCTGAAATATTACCAAAAAGAAAATTGAATTAACTAAATAGGTGTGCTTTTAACGAAGGAGGTTATTATGACTCTTTTTGTTTATGAAGTAATAGTACTTATTTTATCTGTTATTATGTTAGGAGTGTCCATTTATTATATGTTTAAAATTGAAAAAAATAAAAAATAATTATTATTTTATACTATGAATATCTTTTACTTAGATAAAAATCCTAAAATTTGTGCGACAATGCACTGCGATAAGCATGTAGTCAAAATGATTATAGAGTATGCGCAGTTATTGTCAACTGCGCACCGAGTTCTTGACGGAACATCAAACAACGTCCTTACTAAATCAAAACGCAAATACACTACTTGGGTTCATCCAACTCCATTAATGGAATCTACATTGTATAAATCTACTATGAAGAACCACCCATCAGCTATATGGGTGCGTCAGAGTATAACACATTATGAATATTTAAAAGAATTATGGAAAGATTTATCAGATGAATATACTCATCGTTATGGTAAGATACACAGCACTTATACTAAATTAAAAGATGTATTAAAATTAAACCCAATCAACATACCTAATATTCCATTCAAAGATCCACCACCAGCAATGAGTCATTTTCCATTATGTATTGTACCGAATAATAGTCTTTACTCTTATTATAATTATTATATAGTGGCAAAGAATTATTTTGCTAAATGGACTAATCGACCAATACCTGAATGGTACTCAACAGGATTATCAACAAAGAAATTATATGCCTAATTATACATTTGAAAATAAAAAAACTAAAAAAGAATTTTCATTAACAATGAAAATGGATGAACTTGAATCATATTTAAAATCAAATCCAGATGTTCAACAAATATTTAATACATTTCCTGGAATTGCTGCACCATGGAATGTTGGAGGTGTGACTGGAAAAGCTACAAATGCTAAAAAAGGTTTTAAAGAGGTATTAAATAGAATACACAAACGTACTCCTGGAAGTCGTTTAAATAAAACAACGGACATGTAAGGATAAAAAATGAGTATATTTACAGAAGAAAGATTAGGAAAAGCATTATATTTAACAGATGCAAATACATTAACCAATTGGCATAATGCCTTACTCGATTCATTACCAGAAGATATGATTGAGAATCCGAGTCGTATTGCTGGTTTCTTAGCACAAACATCACACGAGTCTGGTAAATATAAATTTTTAACAGAAAATTTAAATTATTCTGATAAAGGTTTATTAAAAACATTCCCAAAATACTTTAATGAGAGTAATGTAATGGAGTATGCTCGTAAGCCAGAAGCAATCGCAAATAGAGTTTATGCGAATCGTATGGGAAATGGTGATGAAGCATCAGGTGATGGTTGGAGATATTGTGGAAGAGGACTTATACAATTAACAGGTAAGAATAACTATCAAGCATTTGCGAATAGTGAACAAATGAATATAGAAGAAGTTCCTGATTATTTAATTACATATGTTGGTGCTGTAAGATCTGCTCTTTGGTTTTGGAATAAAAATAATTTAAATGACACAGCTGATGCTGGAGATTTACTAATGATGACAAAGAAAATAAATGGAGGAACACATGGACTTGCAGAAAGAACTTTTGAATACACAAGAATCCTTGAAATATATTCAGCCTAGCAAAAGGTTCACTCATCTTTCAATTGAGTTTCCTAAGTTAGAAAGAATAGATTCTGCTGGGAGTAGAGTTTATAAAACACCTACAGGAAATTTATATCCTTCAGTGACAAGCATCACATCATTACAAAATAGATCAAGTATTGTTGAATGGAGAACCAGAGTAGGAAATACTGAAGCAAATCGTATATCAAGACAAGCATCATCACGTGGTACTTTAATTCATAAATGGTCTGAAAAGTATTTACTTAATGATGGATTCGAATATAATACAGAAGATTTGGTAGAATCAACTTTGTCTCAAGATTTTACTAACTTTATGCCAGTGTTAAATGAAATTGATAATATAATGGCACTTGAAACACCTTTATATTCTCATGAATTACAATGTGCTGGTACAGTTGATTGTATAGCTACATTTAAGAATAAAGTTTCTTTAATTGATTTTAAAACAGCATCAAGACCAAAAGAAAAGAAATGGATTCAAAACTACTTTATGCAAGCATCAGCATACGCACATATGTTTAAAGAATTAAAAGGACAACCTATACAACAAACTGTATTATTGTTTTTAGTAGATGGTGGTGAAACACAAATATTCACTGAGAATCCAAATAGTCATCTTGAGATGTTTAGATTTTATAGAGAACAATATAGAAAAGAAAATGAATTGGCAGTCGAATAAAGGATTCGTCGCAAAAGAGTATAAAGCATTTGGTGAAAATGCATGGGGTCAAAAAGTATTTGTAATTAAGTATAAGGGATTTTCTAATGTCACAGTAGAGAATGATTTTAACCAATGGATAAAAGAAGTAGATGACCTCGCAATTGAAAAGAAAACAAAATAAAACATTTAAATCTCCTTTTTTAAGTGGAAGTGATATGAAACATGTACGAACTAAAAGAAATAAGTCCAGCAGAAAATCTTAAGAGAGTTATTAAGACTGATGGATATTGGGTACATTACGAGAATCGTACTAACTTAGAAGTACAGTCTGGTAATTGTTCGTTTACATTAGGTTATAATCATAAAGAATTAAAGAGTCTATTACCAACGAATGAGATTGATTTTCTTCGTGGTAATAGTGGTGAGTCCGCAGAGCCTGTTGATCGTTTAAGTGAAACACTAACAAAAGAAGCTGGTATGGATGGCATCGCCTATGCTGTATCTGGTTCAGATGGTAATGAGTGTGCTTTTTATATTAATGATTTATATTGGACTAATAAAGGTGAACCGAATCGAAGATATATAATTTCAATACCACCTTGTTATCATGGAACTACAGTTGTTTGTCGAAGTGCAAATAATGATATCGTAGAGAAAAGACAGAGTCGTTTTGTACCGATACGTGGAAGAACTTGGTACACAACAGAAGATAGTATTGCGAACGAAACAAATGTACTCGAACAAATAATCGAAACATTTAAGAGTCGTAATGATATTGGTGCTATTTTAATTGAGAGTTATCCATGGAATAAAACAATTGCTCCATGGAGTCATAACTTCTATCAACTACTACGTGCAACTGCTACGTTATATGGTGCAAATTTAATCGTAGATGATATTGCAGGTTATGGTGGTAAGATAGGAACACTCTTTACTCATACA